CTACGGCAGGTGCTCCGCCAAACGGTCAGGCACCGTAGGGGGCACACCCTTGCGCCCATCACGATCCCACGACAGCCAACCCGCCAGCGTCTCCATCGCCAAAGTAAAAAGCGCCCACAGTCGCGAGTGCTCCTGCTTCAGCGCACCATATTCCTCTTCCAGCTTCGTCAGCCGGGTCTTGTGATCTTTCAGTGCAGAATCCTGCGAACCTACCTGCTTCTGCAGCTTCTCGATCTCGCACTTCGCAGCCCCCACCTCGCGCTGATACACAACCTCCATCCGGTCAAAGAGACGATCCCATTCTTCGCCGCGGTTTGTCAGCTCTGCGGAATCACGGTTGGCCTTGGCCCCAACTTTCGCGCCGAACCAGCCGAACACTGCAGTGAGAGCCACACCCACGAATGCGAGTAGGGCTGTGAGCCAATCCATGCGCTACCCCCTTGGATGCTTAATCGCGATCTCTTCTCGCTGGCCACGGCCAAAAGCCCACAAAGACAAAGCGAGGATCGTTATGTAGCTGATTGCTGACACCCACGCCCGGGGTGAGTCACCTGTCATGGTGCCGCCGATGAAGCTAAAAGCCCATGCTGCGTGCAGTCCGACCGTGATGCCCACCGCAGCGGGCTGCAAGCGAGACGCGAAGCATGACGCGAGCGCGAGTACACCGCCCGCGATCCATACCCATGCCCACAGCGTGGGCTGCAGCAGCCCCTCCAGCCAGTGCGCCGGATCTCGATCAGGATTCACGAACGGGCTCAGATACGAGACGCCGCGCGCGATCGTAGCCACCGACAGAATAAGCAGCCCCATCGCATCAGACCGGGCAAAGCGCGACACACGGCTCCACTTCACGGCCTACTCCCCCGCCCGGTGTTGGCCTTGATATTCAGCGCTGGTTTCGCCCGTGTAGATGGGGAGGTCTGTGGTCTCCACGGCTTCCACCGGAGCGGCCTCAGTGGTGACAGCCACGCCGGAGACGCTAGGCCGGTCGAGGTGTGCGCGCTCCCCAGCCCGCTCCAAGCGCATAGCCATAGAAGGGGTGATTGCGCCCTTGGTGCCGGCGTGGATGACGATCTGCGCTGCGCCGATCACAGCCGCGATGATCGCGTTGATCCATGCGGGCCATTCACCGGATACGAGCAGCAAGAGGTTCGCGACCTGCAGGATGGTGCCCGCCACTGCGGTCAGTGTGTCCTTACGGCGTACCCACCAGGACTGCTCCGCGAGGGCTTCTGCTACGGAATTTTGGAATACGCTAGCCATTACTTTTCTCCTTCGAGGATGGTGTCGATCTTCTTTTCCACTCGGGCGAGGTCTTGCCGGGTCGCAGCCAAAGCGTCCACGAGCGTGAGGTTCTTACCGGCAGCGGACTTGCCGAGCTGCGCCCAGCCGGGGTACTCGCCCCGGTCGCGCCCGCCGGTCAGCTGCTGGCGGATGTCTTTCACGTCGGAGCCGATGGGGGCCACGAAATCTGTGATGAATTTGATGATCTTGTCTACTGCGCTCACGGGCAGTTCCTCCTTAGGTTTGGACGGGATGCTTTTCCACGGTGGGTTGTCGATGTACCAATTCACACGGGCGCGGAACGTGTCCATGTCCATGACTGCGCCGGACACGCCATTGCCCGCGCCGGGATCCCACTTGCCTTGCGCAGCACGGGAGTATTCCCAGTGTGAGATCAGGGTTTGGGTGGTGGCACGCTTCCCGAGCTTCATCAGGATGGCCGCGCAGATTCGGTAGTACGCGTCGAGTTCTGCCTTCGGCCACGGGTCGGTGCCGTTGGATTGCGCTTCGATGCCAATGCTTTCCCAGTTGGCATTGTTGGTCTGCCACCCGGGATACGATCCACGGCCCGCGTGATAGGCGATGCCGACTCCGCACATCGTCGCCACGCCAGTGCGGGACAGTTGAATCTGTGACGAGAGGGCGTTGCCTAGGCCGGGGTTCCGGGCGATGTACTGCGCGGACGTAGTGTTGTGCCCGGTGTGGTGGACGATGATGCCCTTGATCGCGCCGAAGTCACCGTTGCCCCACTGCTTCCAGCCGGGCAGCTCTTCAACCTTGACTCCGTACGCGCGGATCACATCGGCCAGCCACACAGGGTCGCCGCGCCAATTCGGTATAGGTGTAATGCTCATGTGCCCTCCTTTGGGTATGAAAAAAGACCCCAGGGTGTGGGGTCTTAGAGGTTTTGGTGGTTAGACTTTTTGGAATAGTGCGGGGACTGCGGGTGGGTTCCAGCTGTCTTGTGTGGTGTGGGCTTGGATTACCTTGTAGGTGCTGCCGTTATAGGTGACGTATTGCCCCACGGTGAGGTTGAAACCTGCCTTGAATGGGTATGGGTTGGCCTGCGTGCCGTCAGGTGCGGTACCGGTTGACGGGGTGGCTGGTGTGATGTCCGTCCATATGAAGCTGTACACACCCGCTGCTCCCGGCTCCCAGCTGTTGAGCTGGTCTGTCATGGACTGCCAGACTTTCCCATTCCAGCGGACGATTGCGCCTTTGCGGTACATTTTCGCGTGGTTTGTCCCAGGGTTCACCCACGCGGGGATGCCCGCTATGGCGGCGGTTGTCGCTGGTGGTGTGGTCGCAGCCGCTGGTTTAGGGAGTGTGCCCGCGTCCTGCATTTTCCCCACGCAATCAGCGACGGCCACGCCAGCTACTTTCGCGTCCCTCCGGCGTGCTGTTTCCACCCCATCCAGCCAGGATGTGAGGTGTGCAGCTTCGCTGTCGGTGAGGGTTTGTATTCCTGCTTTCACTTCTTCGAGTGTTGCCATGTCATTCTCCTAGTTTGTGGTGGTGGCGGTCACCCAGTCAATGCCAGGTGAATAATAGTAATTGTTGTTGAATGTTCCGCCTCTGAATACGCGCTGGATGATCCCCATGCGGCGGTTTCCAGCACCTTGTATCTGCCGGTCATCTGACATGGAGAGGGTCACACCGTCGCTTGTGGAAAGGGTGAATCCGCTGGATGTCCGGGCAAAAGTGATCTGCGTACTAGAAGTTAGCTTCGTCGTTGTGGTGGACGCGACGATAATGTCCGAGCCGTTTATTCGCCTTCCGATCCACATACGGTTAGGAGCGAAAGATACTATGTATCCGTTATCGCGGTCTGCGCCGATGACCACGCTTGATTCCTGCACCGGGTCAGGGATGTTGTAGAGCTTGATGTCTATTCTCCACCTGTCCTGCTCCACTACATCAGCGGAAGTGGAAAGGTACTCCGATGCCGTCGCCTTCCGATTATTTGAGCAACTAATGTGGGAGCCGTTGAAAAGGATGCCGGTGTTTTCGGTCCACCACGCAGCTTTGGTCGTGGAGTTGAATTGATCCTCAAAGGTGAGCTTCGGGTATGCGGTAAAAACCTTTTGCGACCCAAAATATGCCTCTTTTATTTTCACCCCGCCGTGATAAACCCCGGTGATTTTCTTTCCATCCAACTGGATCATCAGGACTCCTGCACAAGGTATAGAGTTCCCGCTACAGGGGACGCGGGAAGCGCTGTCACCACCTGCACAGGCGGACGATTAGACGCATCAGCCTTAGCATCCAGCGCGGCTTGCAAGCCGGTGACCTGCGCAACCGGATGTGTGTGTGACGTGGGTGCCTTACTATCCAGCGTGGACTGCAAATTCGTCACATCGCTGATCGGATGCGTGTGCACCTTATCCGCTTTACCAGCCAGAGAAGAAGCAGCCCTGTCCGCCTCAGTCTTAGCGCGGTTAGCCTCGGACGTGGACTTGTTCACCCACTGCTGTACCGTCTCCGCGCTGCCGATCCGATCCGCCGAAGCCTGCGCCGCCTGCGCCTGGGTTTGTGCTGCGCCCGCGTAAGACTGTGCAGAATCACGCGCACCGACAGCCGCCGAAGCGGAATCGGCAGCAGCCGTTTCGCTCTGCTTCGCCGCCAACGCCGACGATGCAGCAGCAGTAGCACTATCCCCCGCCGCCGAAGCGCTAGACGAAGCCTCACCCGCCTTAGCGACAGCAGTGGAAGCCGCAGACGATGCCGTATCCGCAGAAGACTTAGCCGCAGTCTCACTCTGCTTCGCCGCCGTGGCAGAACCAGTAGCAGCCGTAGCACTAGACCCCGCAGCGACCTCAAAAGACTGAGCATCATTAGCAGACTGGGCAGCGGCCTGAGCATCCGCGTCCGCTTCCTCGGTCCACGTCTTAATCTGCTCAGCAGAGCCCAGTACCGCCGTGATCCTGCGTGCCTCATCCACCAGGCGGGAAACCTCCGTCACTATGGCAGGTTCGTACTCCACCACGCCCTCAATCAGCGTAGAGAAAGTGATCTCCGGCTGGTCAGGCACGTTCACATCGAAGAAAGCATCCGCACTACCCACCACCACACGGATACGGCACCGGCCAGGGGTCACCTCCGTGGTGAACTTCCCCGCCTTAATCGGTACCTGATCCGCGTCAGGCACCACCGCCACGCCCGCATACACAGACGTAACAGGCGCCCAAAACTGGGCAAACCCATCCACCCGCACACCAAGCACATTCTCAACATCACCAATAACTAGCGTCATCGCTCCTCCTTAAAAGGGCATGAAAAAAGCCCCCACAAAAGGAGGGCAAAAAAAGAGAAAGATTCTTACACCGGCTCGTCCGGCACCGTCGCATCACCAGGATTCTCCGTACGATTATCATGCTTCAAAACCGCCAGCGTGGAATAATCAGTGCCACCCAGCCACCACTGATGCTTCTGTGAATCACTAACACCCACCGCCACCCGATACCCCGGCGCGGGAATTACCACCGGGAAAACCATCGTCACCGACGTATCCGAATCCTGATAAGTATTGCCAGACAAGCGCTGCTCGCCATTGCTGAGCCGATAGTCAGAATTAGCGGTCCCCACCGCGAAATCACGATTCGCATACGGATTACCCGCAGCGTCGTATACATGCGCCGTCACCCTGGAAATCGGATTATTAGTTGAACTCGCGGAGCCCAATCCCGGTTTCTTGCGGCGGCATAGCACATACACCGTCCACAGACCCGGCTCATCAAAGACAACCCCCGATAGCTCCACATGCGCACCCTTAGACGGCCCCACAGGCTTGTCGTAAGGCAACATCCGCTCATCCGGGGACCAGGTTTTGATAATCCCTAAAGGATCATTCGCCTGCACTTTACCCGTTGTGATATTCAGCGACTGATACGCACAGCAGTAACCACGCGCGCCATCCAAAAGCTCAGTCTGCTGCTGTAACGCCAACTGACCATCCGCAATCACCTGCGCAGCCGTATTAGCAGAATCCGCAGTAGAAGCAATATCCGCAATCGCGCCACCAGCCTGAGAACCAGCAGTATCCAACGCGCTAAGAACCTGCCCGAACTGCTGAGACGGCGTGTCATACGCCACCGTAGGCAACGCCTGCCCATTCGGTCTAATACCCACTATTCGCCTCCGCAGCCTTCGACGCTTCCCACGCCAACAACCCAGCCAACGCCTGAGCCTTCTCCTCATCGGTCATGTCATCCAAAGTAGGCTTATGCATCGACAAGTCCTGCTCCACGACGGCGCGCTTCTCACCCACAGGAATCCACTCACCCACAGACTCCGGACCGCCACGCGTACCAAGCGCATCCCACTTCACCTCAGGACCACGCGCGATCTCCACCGTATACAGCCCCGGCTTCGTGAACGTGCCAGCCAACGTGCCAGTGTGCCGATCCAAAGCAATCCCAGGTGGAAGAAACCCGGACACCACACGCGCCCCAGAATCAGGGGCAACAACCTCACGAAAACGCTCACCAACAGACACCCGCCGATACCCATCACCAGCATCCAACGGGAAATCCACAGCGAAACGCAACACCACAGACTCACGCTCCACACCAGACCAACGCGCCCCCAAACGATCAAACACATGCCGCGCAAGCTCATCAGTCTGCTCACCAGAAAGACCAAACCCTAAAAACATCCACGCATACGGATGGACACCCTCAGGCACCTCATACGGATAAATATCCACGTCCTACCCACCTCCATTCACTGCCGTAGCCAACCGTCCAAGCACAGACCGCACAGCCTCCGCGTTACGCGCCAGCAACGCTTCCGCATCCGCCAGCGACTCCATGTTTCCTAGCTTCAAAACCAAACCATCAGGCTCGCCCGGTCTTGATGTCCACGTCATCTCCGACACCACAGCAGCCCACACAACACCCCAAGCGCGGACGCCGACAAGATCGCCCACATCGAAATCACGACCAGGAACATACGGGTCAGCGGACTCCACCTCAAACTCCACCGAAATAGAACCATCAGTGTCAGTTTTCGCTTGCCACGCCTTCTGTAGAGCGTCAATAGAATTACCCTGCCCGGTCTTAGACAATGAGATATAAGACGATCTACCGTGATACTCCCGGCGAACCTGATCCGAAAACTCCGACAGATTCAAGAAACGATCCGCAGAAAGCTTGCCCAGCATCTCACCGCCGCCCTTAATCAGCTCCGCCAAACCGGGGCCAATACCAGGGATAGATGCGACAATCGCTGCAACAGCAGTCTTAATGCCGGTTTCCACCAGATCGTTAACAATCTTCGGGGACTGTCCACCCACCAGGAACCGCCAGTCAGTAGACTTCTCAATCGTGATCGGCGGGGCATCCAGCAGGTCGAAAACTACCCACGGCATACGCCCATCCATGCCAGGCACCTGCGCCTGATCCAAAGTCAGGATCGACGTGAAATCGTCCTGGTCGATCATGCGCTTAATGCTCGCCAGGATCTGCCCCACGTAGCCAACCGCGCCGGAGGACACAGCACGTGGTTTAAAGTCGAAAATCACCGTAGGCTTCGCCAAAGTAGTGTGGCTCGGGAATGGCTGGGGATCGCCAGGCAGCCACAGATCAGCAACCGGCACGATGCCCGCAGCATCCCACGTTGGCTTCAACAAATCCCACGCGTTATCCCACCGCGCCTCAACAATCGCATAATCCGAGTCAATGCCAGACGGCAACGGCGCGCACATCACAGGATGCAGATCAGGAATCACACGATCCCAGTGCCCCTTCACCGTCGCCGTGTCATTCGTCCACGCCAACGACGTGAACAGCAGCGACGGCTGGAAATATCCCAGCAGGTTACGCATGATCAGCTTCCGCGACACTAGCTCAGCCGAGCCGCGCTGAGTATCCGAGAACTGCAACTGCACAATCTTCGACCGGTTGGACGGGTCAGCCCACAGCGGCAAGTGCTTGTAGTGCTCCAGCAAATCCACGCCCGTGACCGTCACACGATCTGGCCACATGTCACCGCCCTCAGGAACGATCTTCCGCACCCGGTAGCAGCGCCGCTTCTGCCCAGGTCGCTCCACCAAGAAATGCAGCGACTCGTGCAGAACCTTATCCAAACCAGTAGACAACTTCCCGCTGGTGAGCATATCGCCCTTGAGCACATCGGACAGTCGTACGAGGTCATTAATGATCGGGTTGCGCGACCCATCCGGCAACAATCCCGGTAGAACAATCTGCATCGACCCCACCTCGCGGGCGCCACGCCCCCACTCAGCAGACTCCCAATCCTCCACATCGGTAACCAAATCATAATTTCGATCCAGCAACCCCACATACTCGCCACGGGTCTGCTTGATCCGCTCACGGCGCGCCTTAAACGCAGCCCAGTCAGTCGCCATTCATGTCACCTCCACGGGCTCAAGAAGCGCGGAGTGACCTCCAAGGTCAGACCAGCACCAAGTTTAAAGTTTGCTACCTCACCAGGAGCTATCTCCACCCCGCCAATCACGCCACGGAGAACAGACCACGACTGAGAATCCACATTCCCATCCGCGTCAGTGATCTGCCCCATGTAGCCGCGATCAAGATTGATGATCCGCTCCGCGCCGATAGAACTCAGCGACACAGTATTGCCAGCAGGAAAACGCACTGAAGTTGCGCTCCCATCCCACCTCAACTTCAACAGTGGTGGGAGATCCCCACCCGCTGAGAGAGACACATTCCCAGTGAAGCGTTCCACCTCGCCGAACCAGCACCCATCCAGGCACCGATAGGACACAGAATGCTCCATCAACACGTCACCGCGAGGGAAAAACTCCGGCTTGGATAATCCCCGTAGTCGGACATTCGCGTACCTGTTCACACCAGCCTCGGACATGACACGGAGCTGGCCGAATGGCTGAAACGCCGTCCACGCCCGCTGCCAGCGCTGCCACGCCTGCACAGTCGGACGCTTATCCCCCTTGATCCACAGCGACAGTTCCCCATCGAACGTCGGCACCTTCCAGCCGCGCACACCAGCGCCAAAACGCCCCACAGTTTCCTGCTCAGTGAAATCAACAGCAGCTTCGCCACCATCCCAGCCACCCACAGGCAGAAACACCTCCTGCCCTTGAGAATCGACAGGTTCGGTGCCCCACAAGACCCACACCTTGCCGGTAGGGTCCACGTAGGAAATGCGGGCTGCGCCCTCAAACATTCCCGGCACACCACCCGTATCGGCATGAACACCCGCTATACGCTTAGGGATCACATCACACCTCCACGAGTAGTCACAGCCGCCTTCGGCTTCCGCTTCACATTCACCTTCAACCAGTCCACATCCTTCTCCAAGCGCTGCAGCTGATTAATGGCGATCGTGTCCTGGCCTTCCTCCGCATCGATATTCACCACGACGCTACGACCTCGCACGCCCACATCCATTCCGGACGCATCCCACGCGGACTCAACACGCTTAGCCACACCAGTGCCGAGATCCACCAAAGGATCCAGACCATACGGAGCCAACGCGGACTTCGCGCCACTCACAGCAGCATCCTCAGCAGACTTCTGCGCAGACTCACGCAGTTGCTTCGCCTCATCCGACGTAGCCCACCATTTCTGGTATCCTCTAGCGATAGTTTTAAGGTCTTTCGCTATCCCCTGCCAGTTTTGTGCCTGCGCATTGGTGAGGATATTCCCGCGCAGCACAGCCCACTGCTCAGCAGTGAACACAGGCTCAGGCTTGCCAGATGCGTTAGTTCCCACATCCCCCGGCTTTAGATACCCGCCATCGTCGTAGAGCTTCATCGACAAATCGGACGGCAACACGCCACCCATCGCATATCCGCCCGGACGGTCATACGCAGCAGGGAGCGAACCGTACCGAGACAAGGCGTAGTTCATCGACGCGCGAATATTCGACTCGGGATCCCAAATATCATTGAAGCCTGGATCTTTATGCGCAGCGAACGTTGGGTCAATAACCTGCATAAGGCCCTTAGATGGAGTGCCCGCCGCAGCATTGGAATCCCAGTTATTGATCGCCCGTGGATTACCGCCAGACTCCTGATTCATACGGCGCAATGTCGAATTAGTGAAGCTAAGGGATAGGCCCTTGTCCTGAAGAATCTTCTTCACTAGGCCGCGCCACTGCTCCACGCCGGCGCCAACGGGGCCGCTATAGCCTGGACCGCTACCGCCAAAGAGCGATGCCTTTTCCTTAACGAAATCCCAAGCCAGCTTCGCCCCAGTCTTGAGGAAAGCGGCAGGAGTTTCTGCAACCGTTCCGCCAGACCCCGAGTACTTCGGGATGGCATTAATAACCTTGTCCCAAGCAGGCTTGACCAGCTTCCCAATGAAGTCGAAGAAGCCACCGCCTCCACCACCACCATCTGAACCACCAGCGAACACACCGCCGCCAAACGGCATAGTAGGAGGCGTATTCATCGCCCAGTGGACGTGGTGATGGTGCGGGCCAGCTTGCCCCATCGTGTAGAACTGGCCAAACGGCCCCACATTCTGACCGTTCTTAATATTGTTCGACCAGCCCGGCGAGTCGTAAATCAGCTCCATCGAATTGGGGTAGGTCTTGGCAATATCCCGAGCCAAGGACAACTGCGCCGGGGTGTTACCGGAGCCGTTAGAGAAGTCAGCGGCCAAACCGGCACCGTGATTACCTCCATCACCGGGACGCAAGCCGGAGGTCATCTGCAGCATCGGGTACTTTTGCTGCACAATCCGTGTCATCGCGCCAATGATTCCACCACCAGCGAAAGCTCCCAGATCGAAAACCCCACCACTGGCAAACGCTGCAGACTCACGACCATGCTTCGTGAGTTTGCCTGACCGAGCTGCCCAGTTCATCCGCTCCACAGCAGCAGGGCCACCCACAGCGCGCGTCCACTCAGGACGCATAATCGCCTCGCCACCAGACAACGCCAAACGCCCACCAGTAGGCGAAACGAAATTATGCACATCGCGCCCAGGAGTATAACCAGGAAGAACACCACCAGTTGCGTACTTCCCAAGCTCCCCCAGCTCGACCTTGCTCATCTTCTTATCGTCCATGCCGATAAAGCCGACAACAGCGTTCCAGGCCTTACGGATACCATTATTGAAAACAGTGTCCACCACGAACTTGATAGGCTTCGCGGTCAGCTCCTTCACGCGATTCCACGTGCGACCAATCGCATCGACCGTGGTCTCGAACCAGCCCTTCAGCGCATCAAGACCGCTACGGAACCCACCCAAAACGTTCGAGTTGATCCAATTCCACCCAGCCATCATGGCGTTCTTTAGGAAATCCCACGATCCAGACAGAGCATTCATGATTCCCTGGAACACGCCCCTGAATACATTGAGGGCGTTCTGGAACGCATTGATCACTGCATCGCGGATGAAATTCCACCCCGCGGACAGCATGTCCTTCATCCAGTTCCACGCGCCCGTCAGGGCATTCATGGTGATTTGGAATCCCGACTGAACCAGTCCCCAATACAAATTCCACGCATCTAGAACCGCAGTCTTAATCCACGTCCAGACAGCCACGAAAGTGTCCTTGAGCCACGTCCAGCCAGAACTCAGAGCACCAGTGACCAGGGCCCAGTTCGCCTGCACACCAGCCCACGCAAAATTCCACGCGTCAATGACTGCGGTCTTGACCCAGTTCCACGCACCGATAAGCGCATCCACAGTGGCCTGCCACGCCGTGGACAAGAAGCTAGTGAACGACGCCCACACAGCCTTGCCGGTCTCAGTCTGAGTAAAGAACCACGTCAGCGCGCCAACCACCGCAGCAATTGCGGCTGTAACCCACGCAATGGGGCCAAGCCCAATAGCCCATGCTGCAGCAACCTGTCCAGCACCGATCAGCGCCCTAGCGCCCGTAGCGATCCAACCCGCACCAACCGCTGCAATAGATGCCACTAGCGCACCCGCAGCCTGAGCCTTCGCAATAGCCCATGCTGCAGCAACCTGTCCAGCACCGATCAGCGCCCTAGCGCCCGTAGCGATCCAACCCGCACCAACCGCTGCAATAGACGCCACCAGCGCACCCGCAGCCTGAGCCTTCGCAATAGCCCATGCAGCAGCCACACGGCCAGCACCAAGCATGGCTTGAGCTCCTGTGGCAATCCAGCCAGCACCAAGCTTCCACAGGTTCACCAGCGAAATCGCAGCGGACTTAATCGCCTCAGCCTTTGTCATAGCCCATGCGCGCACCTGCGCCACAGCAGACAGAGTGGCTTTCGTCCCCAAAGCCGTCCAATGGATACCCAAACCGACAAGCAGGGGCACCAGCACAGGAGAAACAGCCGCAGCGAAACCGAGCAGCTTCCCCTTATTGTCCTCCACCCACTTACCCGCATCTTGAAGGGAAGAACCAAAGTCCTTAACAGCCGGAATAGCGGTCTGGGTCAAGAAGTTGAACAATCCGGTAATGGCACCAGATGCCTTCTCCAAGGCAGGCACCATCGCGTTGAACACTGCAGTAGCCACCGGCTCAATAGCCAGCATCGCTTTGTTCTTGAACTGGTCCCACTTCTCAGCGAAATCGGCGGTCTCCTCAGCAACTCCTGAAATCGTGTCACCCGAAGCACCAATACTGCCCATGAAATCGTCGTAAGAGAACTTGCCGGACTGCACCGCAGCGACGAAACCAGCACCACCCTTAGCGCCGAAGATGCTATTAGCCAGGTCAATCGCCTCAGCGTTTTTACCAGCCTTGGTGAGCTCATCGATGCTGTCGATCGTGCCCCAGAGTGCCTCTTGAGGATCCTTGCCCTCCTTGGCAAACACTCCCAGCGCCTTCGTCATGGATCCAAGAGTCTTTTCCGAATCCAGACCAGCCTTATCTAATGCACCAAGCAGGCCAGCGGACTCGGTAAGGCCGAATCCAAACTGCTGCAGGGCTGGGCCAGACTTGTCCAGATTCGACGTGATCTCAGTGATCGACTTGCCTGTGGCTTGCGAGATCCGAAACAGATCATCCAGCGCTTCAGGTGCCTTATCTGCCTCAATTCCGAATTGAGTAAACGCGCCTGTGACATCGTTGATGTCCGCGTCAATGCCCATTCCTTTGAGCTGCTGGAATTGAGTAGTCAAGCGCTCCAGAGGCTCACCGGTGACACCTAAACGGGTATTTAGATCGGCAAGGGTCGAGCCGATCTCTCCAATATCAGATCCAACACCAATCGATTCACCTGCTACTTTGCGCATCGAATCTTCCAGCCCAGCCAACGCATCGCCCGACGCGCCAGTACCTACTCGGATCGAGTCATACGCATCATCGAACTGGCTTCCCAATTCGTAAGCGGCTTTTCCCGCACCTACGACAGCAGCGGAAATGGCAGCAGCGCCGACCGCAACATTCTTCAAAGAAAGATGGAACCGTCCCGATGCTCCATCCGCCTTATCAGCAGAGCTCGCAAATCCCTCAACAGCCTGCGCGGAATCGCTAGCGGAATCACTAACGCCATCCTGAGCATCCTTCAGCGACTTCTGCTTATCTTCCAAAGAGTCCGCAGCGCGCTTCGCCTCGGACATTGCATCCACAACGCCCTGCTCAGCCTTCTCCACACCCAGAGCCGCAGTGCGCGACTTGTCACGGGCCGAAGCCAGCTTGTTCTCCTGGGTCAGGATCGTGGACTTCTCCTCAGAACGGGCATTATTCAACGCCTGCTCGGCGCGCTCCACCTGCTCCGCCGTGGACTTCGAATCACTGAGAACAGCCTTGTACTTCGCCTCCGCATCAGCAACCTTCGTCCCAGCCTTCGACACAGCAACAGCACGATTAGCCTCAGCCACTTCCACCGCACGAACAGCCTGCTCAGCCTTCGACTTCGCATCAACAAGCTTCCGCTCCGCCGCGATCTGCTCATCAGTGGCCTTCTTCTGGCGATACTGCGCAGACCGAACAGCCTTATCAAGCTTGTCAACCTCAGGCGCAATATTCTTATTGATCGCCGCACCCGCAGCCTTCGCCGCCTGCTCCGTAGGCTTCACCAACGCCTGCTGCAGCTCACCCACTACTCCCTGCAAAGAGACCGATACCGGAAGTGCTGCCCAGCCCGCTGCCGTCGCCACAAAACCACCCTTTACTTTCTAGAAATCATCCGATTAAACGCCCTCGCCTGCTCACGCTTCTGACGAATCAACGCCTCACGCCGGACACGCTCACGCTCCGCAACCAACGCCTTCGGACGCGGATGCGGTTTTCCCGTCAACACTTGGAACAGGTCCAGCAAGAGCACCGAACCCTCGCTAATCGGGGGACGCTCATCCTTCGCCGAGTAGAAATCCGACTCCATCGGCAACCCCTGCAAAAGCACACCCAAACGCCGAAGCGTCAGACGTGACTCCCCTCCCCCTGGGCGGAACCGATCCCGGTAATCCACCCCGTAGAAGCGCTGAAGATCCGCCTCTACTTCGTCCTCAAACTCATCAGCCAATGAGCAGAGGACTAACTGCCTTCCCCCAGGCCACGCGCCTTATGCCACTCATTAATGACTGACCCGAGCTCTTCAACGTCAGCGCCGGCGTTCACCAGATCAAACACCTGGTCCTCACCCAGGATCTGATCCGCCGCGACGAACATGTACTCGCCGCGCTGCTGGTCGGTGATCCCGCGCTTACCGATCATCGCCAGAGCAGCGGGGATCTTGTCCTGCCGGTAGCGATCCTCAAGCTCCACCTTCTCGCCGTTGACTTCCACGGAGAACGTGGGGAATTCGTTGTTCTGCTGATCATCGGTGCCAGCGGTTTCGTTCTTCACTTCTTCTTCTGCAGGGCTAGTGCCCTGCGCCTTCTTTGCAGTCATGGCAGACCTTTCCATTGGTAAAAGATTGTTAGGCAGATCTAGGTAGGGGCTGCTGCCGATCTGCCAGAAACAGCAGCCCCAAATCACGCAGAGACTAAGGAGTCTCTACGGCTTCCTTCACGCGGATAGGCTCAAGGTCAGAAACCGTGATGCCTTCCGTCTTGCGGATACGCAGCTCGTCATACAAGCCACCGTCCTCATCCTCAGGAACCTCAAAAGTGAACTCCGTGGTGGACGCGCCCTCATCGGTCTTGCCCGCGCCAGCAGAGAATGCGAATGCGCGGTCGCGGGAAATATCGATCAGGATGTCACCAAAAGAGTTGACGGTCTTGAACGCCACATACACGCGGGCCGCGTTCTTCGGCGCCATCAGCACCGTCGCGCCATTCTGCTTGAACTCAGAGCCTGGCCACAGGATCTTGAAGTTCGTCTCGTTCTCCTCCAGCGCAGTGACAGTACGGGTGTCCTTGTTGAAACGGACATCCTTCATCTGCAGCTTGCGACCGAAGGAGTTGATGTCATTACGCTCAACATCAAGTTCCTGGGCGATCTCCGTGCCTTCATTTAGCAGGCCGAAGAAGTTCCACACGGCAGGGTCGAACGTGCCATCGGCGTTAACCTTTGGGTCAGCGTCGGTGGAAACGTAGACCTCTGCGTCCTTCCAGACGTTGATGTTGCGCGCATTATCAGTTTCGAGAACTGGTGTTGGACTGGTCATTTGAGTAACCTCACTTCTTTCTTTGGTGCGCTCGCCACGACTGTGGTCGAGCAGACCCAGCCACCAAGATCCGCGTCACGGACGCAGAGAATTCCGGGGCCGGGTTCAATGAAAAAACCCACGGGATTCCGTGGGTCGAGAATGTAAGCGTCGAGCCTTAAGGCAAGCTCCCGCGCTTCCGGTTGATACTTCGCGTAGGTATTGATCCGGATGTTTTCCGCTGATGCCGCAATGGCGTGCCGTGGAGTCCCATCTGAGGTGACGGTGACGGCCATGCCCTGGGATGTTGTCCACCCGTCGGGAATTTCCGTCCGCACCCTTACCCCCTCAGGAACAGCACCGGACGAGCGAAGAGCGTCACGGACAGACTGGGGCGCATCACGTTGCATGAACACCGCGATCACCTCCCCTTCGTCGTGTACCGCTTCACCTCAAGGCCCCCTTGCGCTGCAGCTCTTGTCATCACGCCGCTCTTCACCTGACGAGCAATACCACCAGGCTCTTGCAACGTGATCAAAGCGACCGGTCGGCCTTTCCTGTCCCGCTGCATTCGCACACCGGTCTCCCCGTCGATACTGGCCGCGACGCGCTTAGCCGCAGCTTCGAGCTCCGGGGCCAGTGCTTCGCGCACGTCATCGAACCAACTATCGGGAATGTCGAGGAACAGTTTCCCGTTCTTCCTGCCCATCAGCCAGCACCCCTCACGCAATCGAAAACGACCGAGGGGCGATGACGAGTCAGCACGGGGCGCCGATTCTTCGACCAATCCCACGCGGTTTTCTCCACGCGGTAGTCCAAGCCTCGGATACGCACGGTGTCACCCTCACTGATCTGGGCACTTCCAAGCGCCCACACCCGCAGGGCATCCACCACACCATCGCGGTCAATGCCAGACATTTCCTCAAAAGACAGCGGCTGCACTGACTTCACTGACACATCGCGATCCTCGGCACCAGGCAACGGATAACCATCGTCATCCACACCGCCTGACCTACCCAGGACTGTGATCATCTCCATGCACTCACCACCGTTCCCTGCTCATGCCAGCCTCCGGCCACCGCAGCGGACGCGGGAAACGCCCACGGGCACCGGAACGACCCAGGCCGAGAAGATCCAACAGATCATCACCGAGCAGCACGCCACCCCACGAGGCCGCGTTTACGTCGGCGTACGTGATCGCGTCAGACTCCTGCCCAGTGGCAGATGACACCGACCGCACACCAACGTTCCCGCCGACGAGAATGGCCGCGTTGACCATGTGCCGGACAGCCTTCGCCACCGCGATAGGCAACCACGGGACCGTAGCCAATTCCACGTCGAGATCCCGGCCACGCTTCAAAAACGCCATCCGGATCTCATCCAGCGCATCATCGGCCAGCAGCTTTAACCGTGTCTCCTCATCGGGCAGCAAAGGCCGGGGGAACCGCGCCTTCAATCCCTCAAGATCGATCTCCACCGACTCCCCCTTTCTCCGCTATCGGGTAGCGGCAATCAGTTCCTGCTTGGACAGACCCTTGGTAGCGATGCCCTTAGACTCGGCGTACTTACGCCACGCCTCAACGCCCGCAGCCTTGGCAGGCTTATCCGCATCATCGTCCGCCATAGCGGGCTCAGACTCCACAGGATCAGTCGCTTCCAGTTCGTCTTCGTCAGCCTTATCAGGCTCAGACTCCACAGGAACTGCATCAGGATCAACTAGTGCTCCACGCCGCACATGCGGCGCCGCGAACTCCGAGCTGACAGACACCATCGCACCGCGCCGCGCAAGACGAAACCGGCCCCCGTTTCCAGGAACCGGCACAGTCAGAGCATCAACAGCAACAAGGTAATCCGCCATTACAGATCACCCAACGCGTTCTCGATACGCACCACAGCCTTGGGGTTATCCACGGCCATGATGCGGGTACGGAAGGCATCCACACGCCAGGACTGAGTAGAACCGCCGTAGCCGTTGTCGCCGTTAGGCGCGTACAGCTCAGAGACGGTCAGTGGGATGGAATCAGAGTAGAAACCAGCAGTGCCAGCCTCCATCAAGTAGATTTCATCCTCTTCCAGCCACTTCGACGTGACGATCCGCAGGTTCACCAGAGACTGCGGAGTGATACCCAGATAAGACGGGTTCTCATTGGCGAGGTTGCCGATGAAGAACTTCTGAGCAGCCTCAGAATCCAAAGCTGCCTCGAGCGTGGACTCAGCGATGACCAGAGTGTCCGGCGAGTAACCAAACAAGCGGCCATCCTCAGTCTTAGCCTGGGACACCATGCGCTTAGCTGCACGAAGGTCAGCCAGCGGATTCGCACCGGAACCATCCCACGGGGTGCCCACGGTCAGGGTCGGCACGTTCGCAGACTCAAACGTCTGCAGCGCAGCACGAACGGAAGAATGAATCATGGTGTTCTGCAGCGCAGTGACACCCTTATTCACCTGATCGATCTTGTTGAAGCGACGCATCTCCTCAGACACAGAGATCGCCTTAGCCATCTTGTGCCCGATCAGCGAGCGAACCTTGCCCAGATCGACGTTGCCGATTGGGATCTCCGCGAACTCCGCGACATCCTCGGCGTTGGAATCGAGGAACGGGGCCACAGCTTCCGCGTAAGCCACAACACCTTCGTTAGCTCCGCCATCGCGGAACAAAGCCTCTTCAAGGAACGTCTTATCGAGATTCTCAAGAACTCGTTCCTGAATGTAGGTGGGATCCTTCACCATTGCGTCAACGGTGATGGTCTCCCCGGAAAAAGCACCAGTAACAGCACCCATAGTTTTTGCCTCCTTTTAGGCTGAATCAGTAAGTCCGACTAGCCCAAGGCAGCCGGGTGGAACATGTGAACACGAACGCGACCATTAGCCACATCGCCCTCGGCCAAGCCAACAGCGATCGTGCCGGACGCAGCAGCCTTACCCTCAGCAGCGACATACACCTTCGCTCCTGGAGTGAACTTGGTCTCAGCGGTAGCAACTTCAACCACGGCTTGGTGAGTCACGACAGCCACGATGTCAGGCAGGCCATAGGAAACATCGCCCTCCGCGCGAGCTACTGGGGCTGCTGTCTGGCGCACGTAGCCATACGGCAACGCAGTGCCAGAAGCGTGCTTGACTCCCTCAGCGGCGAGGTCAACGAAACGGAACTTTTCGACCTTGGCAGTGACCTTCTTAGTCACCGGGCCGGTAGTGAATACAGCGTTGGTCATTGGTTTTTCTCCTTCTTAGACCTTGGGCTTGCTGAATGGGTTCTTGGTTGGGGCAGTCTTTGCCCCACCCTCGGCAGGGTCGACGCCATAGCCGATCTCTGCACGAGGGATCGTGTTCTTCGGCAGCTTCCCCCACGAGTTTTCGTACGCCTTCGGATCCTCAGTGAGGGTGCGGAGCGCATCCGCCCGATTGCTTGCGGAGAACCGACCGTCGGCAATGTCCTTGACCACACGGTCTTCCTTAGCCTTGGCGTCGATCTTTGCCTGAGTGGCGCCGAAATTAGCGGCGAGCTTGTTCAGGTAGTCAAAGTGGGCCTTGGGTACGGACACGAACTGGGCACTCGCTGTACTTGCGCCGGCGCTTGCTGGTTCTGTTTCTGCATCAGCAGGATCTTCACTTTCTGCGCCTTCTTCTTCATCGAGGGAACGCACGGTAACAGACAGCGGAACTGCAGTCTCGTTGACCAAGACGGTGAACTCAGCGGTGGAGCCAACCTCAGCACCGGATGGAGCCTTGACGGTCACGGTGCCACCCTCGTCCACCTCAGCGGTGAAGCCCTCGGCCACATCACCCATGGCGAACGTCAAGCCCGCGGACTTCGCGAGCTGCACCGCAGCGGAATCACCCGCGGACTCCTCAGCCGCGTTTTCCACTGGTGCGACCTCTTCACCTTCGGAAGGCTCCGCAGATTCTGCAGGCTTATCGCCCACAATCGGCGCGACCTTGATCTTCTCCGTCGGCACGATCTTGGTATCAGCCGGGTACGAAACCTCGACCTCACCAGTGATCGGCACGACCTCATTGAAAAAGCCGGAGAGTGCGTTCTGCACATCCTCCGGCTTCTTACCCAGCTCCTGGGCAAGTTGATTCAAGATACTCATCTTGTCTCCGTTCTGCCCATCACTGGGCTCTGTAGTTGTTGTATTCCCCGATTCCGACCGGGAAGCAATCGGTGGCGGAGGAGCCGCCGATCGGTTGGCATACTTAAATTTCGCGACGATCCGACGAGGCACCCGCGCAGCCGGCGCCGATTGCTTCCGTGCATTTTCAACCCGATCGGCCAGACCAGCTGCAACAGCCTCATCAGCCGTGTACCAGGTCTCATCTGACATGCGGGCCAGCCACTCATCGACCTCTCCCCCAGCGCGCTCCGCGTAGATCTGCGCGAGCTTCACATCCTGACGATCAAGATCAGCCAGCGTCTTACGGATCTGATCCGCATTGCCATCCAAGAACGTCCACGCCTTGTGAATCATCATTTCCGACTCAGGACGCATCACCAGAACATCAGCGGCGCCCACCGCGATAAACGACGCAGCAGACGCAGCCAACGACTCCACGATCACCGTGATCTCACCATCATGGCCACGCAGCGCATTCATAATGTCGATGCCCTCGTACACATCGCCACCACCCGATGAGATGCGCACCGTCACCGGTCCCGACTCGGGCAACTGATTCATCACGCTCTTCGCCGTGATCGAATCCTCAACATCCCAGAAATCCTGGCCGATCGTCCCGTACAAAAGAATCTCAGTCATCGCTCCCCTCCTTTCATTTCATTGGATCGGGCCGCGAGGAACGCCGTAGCCCTCTCGCGCACATCTGGATCAACCGGCGGAACACCAAGGAAATCCGCGAGGCTCATGCCAACAGCGGCCATTGCATCATCCTGACCCCACCCGTTCTTCAACAGAGCGCGCACCACTTCCACATCAGATGCCACCTGGTTACCTTCCGTCTCTGGATCAGACAGGCTCACGCCCATCTTTTCCTCAAGCTCCTGCTTCGTCTTCTTCGACTGCAGAGCATCGGACAGCTTCTGCTTCGCTGGAAGCGTGTATCGGCGGCGAAGATCCTCTTCCAGATCCTTATCCCCAAAGATCAGGCCAGCGTTCTTCAGCGCCGCCAGATCAGACGGGATGATCTCCTTCTTCGACGCAATCGGATCAAACGAAATCCTGGGCATCATCCCATCGTGATTCGGGAAGGCCACACGCACTAGATCCTCAACGATGTGTTGGGTAGACACGTCCGCGATCCACTCCGCCGTTGTCTGCAGCGACTGAATGAACAAGTCCGACTGCGTTTCCGCCAGCGCGTACGAACCGCCCTTACCCTCAAGGTTCAGGAAGTGCGCCAACACCGACTTCGCGATCTGCGAATCGTGGTACAAAATCGCATCACGCGGAGACATGATCTGCCCAGACACACCAACCAGAGACAGCTTCGCCTTCGCGGGGATCGACGCGCCAGCCGTCTTACCACCTCGGAATTCCTCAACGATCCGCTGACCGTTCTCAAGATCCCCATCTGCATCCAATGCGAGCTCGCTGCCCTCATACACCGGCACACCCATGCCGTTACGATCCAAAGTGTTGAGCTCAAGCACCAACAACTCATCCCTGAGCTTCCAATGCTTATACGCCGGGCGAAGCACCGACGTTCCAGTCCACTGCGACCCCAGATCATCAAAGGCATACGCCACCAGATGAGCAACCGGGATCTCCCGCTCACCCAAAGTGGACTTTCCCACCTTCACCGACTGCTGTTTGATCGACACCAGCCCGCCATCGGGTGCCACGTTCAGTTCCTGGATCGAACCCGGCCACCGCGGCGCCAACTTGCGAAGATGCTCACGGCCATCTGCACCGACTTCGTACACCTGCTCAAAGAACATGTGCCCGAACTGCAACGCCTTCAACGCATCCTCGAGATGCTTATCCCACGACACCCGACCAGAACGGGAAGCCAACGGGCGATTAGGATCCTCGCCCTTGACCCGCAGGCGAAGATCCTCCGACACATGCGACACGATCTCATCAGGTGCCCCGTTCGGATCGACGTACCACGTTGCACGGCGAATCGGCAGCATCACAGCCCGGAGCACCGACTTCACCTGAGAATCCTCACGGCCCATCTTTGCAAACACAGCCGCCGACCGAGGAAATTTCAACTCCCAGTTATCCTCCTCCAGAGCACGGTTACCCGCAGACCGAGCTGCACCAATCTCACGGAGCTCAACCACACCAACACCTCCTCTAGAAACTCATCGGCGCCGTGGCCGTCGCTGCCATCACTGGCCGAGCCGAACCGACGTACCTCTTCTTGCTCTCAACAATTGGGGCTTCCTCTGGGATCTCAAACTCCTGCAAGCCCCATACCGCGAACGACAACGCGACCAGGCACGCGATGTTCCCCGAGTAGCGTTCAAACGAACGGAACTTGCTATTCGACCCGCGCTCCTTCGCTACCTCCCACGCAGCCAAGAAACGAGGATCACCATCATGCAGAAGCTTCCCCTCGCGCACGAGACTCAACAGCAGCTCATAAGCCGCAGCGACCTTCCCGCCAGACAAGCACTCAGGCTCCACACCGACACGCCGCAGCGGATCCACCACAGTCCCCGCAGGGCCAGACGGATCAATCACCACGCCCAACGGATCATTCAAATCCACATTCGCCTTAATGCTCTGCACTGACCCATCACGAGTGAAGTCATCCAATTCGGCCAGCTTCACGAACACCGAATCACCCGCACGCTGAGCAGACACCATGCCAATATGCTCACCATCCGGGGTGACATCCACACCCATGCACGCATCACCCGTCAACACCGGCTCATCGCACTGCAGCGCAGACCACCGAGCCAGATCAACCAACGCAGCCGCAGCCTTCGCAGCCCGCGAGAACCACTGACCCCATCCGATCATCTCCACATCGAAACCAGTATCAGTCAGCTTCGCACGCATCGACCGCATCTTCTTATCGTCCACCAACTTCGGAAAACCAAACGAAGGATTCGACAAACGCCACGTCAAAGGATCATCACGATCCATCCCCTCCGGGGCACAGAACTCCGAGAACAAAATCCCCTCGTTCTCATCCCCCAAGGCGCGCTCCCTCACACGGGACAATTCCTCGCCCTTCGCATGTTTCTCCTTGTTCACCGCCGACGAGGTGTAATACGTCTGCGGATCAGCCGCAGCCAACTGCGTCGGAGCTACCGCGTCCAACTCGCCAGACTCAAGGTTGTACGCCTCGTCCAGGAGCAACAAGTCAATCTCATCGAAACCACGGCCCATATCGTTGGAACGCGTTGTGAACTGAATCTTGCCACCCTCGGCAGTCTCCATTTCCGCCTCACCCGCAGACGCAGTATTACGCACCAAACGACGCGCAGCCCACGGCTTCGACTTAATCCGCCGCCAAATACGATTACGAATCGACTTCGCCGTCCTCCACTGATGAGCAGAAAAAACAATCTGATGACCCAAGATAAAGAAGCGGTACAGCATGATCACCTCAAGGATCAACGACTTACCATTCTGCCGAGGACACAGCAGCACAATATCCGGATGGAGCCACTTCCCATCAGCGTCCTGCGCCAACGAGTACAGAACCTGATCCCGCTGCCACGGCATGAGAACGATCCCGAACCGGCGTGCCAGCTCAATCGCCCGCTCGCCATGCGTGAAGTCCCCACCCTCAGCGCACACAAACGACTGCGGAACCTGCCGGCCCTCAAGCGTCGGAAACTCTCGATCAATGATCTCCCGGAACCGGGCGTTGTAATCATCACCCTTAGAGGCCTTTGAAGCCGTCCTCTTCATCATCTGAGACACGATCGCCCTGCCTCCTCTGAATCTCGGACAACAACTGCCTAAAAACCGTGGACAACTGCCGCTGCTCAGACACCGCAGTGTCCAACTTCAACACCAACTCGCCCTCCCCGGTGAAGATCCGAGCCCACGCATCCTCATCACCGGACGTAACTCGGTTCAACCTGTCCAAACGATCCTTCGTCCGAGCCGCTTCAACCACCAAAGCATCAAGCGCAGCATCATTCGACGGCAGCGAAAGACTCGCGAACAGCGCCCTACCGCCTGGCCCGAAGTCCTCCGGGGCTTCCCAATCGTCCATTTCTTGCCTTTCCGCAGGTCAACCCGTAAGTTTTTGGCACCCTGAAGAAAATCCCGACTCCAGTGCAACCGGGGCGGGGTCAGGAGGGGATACCCTCCAAGATTATGGGCGCCCCCATATCTAGTGTGTTGCTGGTTTGTAGCCACTAGGTGTTGTGGTCATACCCATTTGAAGGGCTTGGCTAGAGTGCTGGTTTGGGTCGTTGGCTTGGGTTGAATTGCTGGTCGTTGGTGGTCTCGGTCGCCTGCTCCGCGTTGTCGGTTGCATTGTGAGTGGAGTAGTCGGTCTGCGAGTTGGTTGGGGCCGTGGTCGCGTCTGCTTTTGCTATGGTCTGCTTCGAGTGGTCTGTTGTCGAAGTTTTTGGTTGGTTCTTTGTACATCGGCTTGCTGCACCAGTAGCACGGTGTGCCGTCGATGTGGTTGTAGAGGAGTCGGCGGCGTTGTGTTTGGTGTATGTGTCCGAGTCCGCGGCTTGTGGTGTTTGCTTGCTGCTTGGCCATTGGTTCACCACCTTCGGGGATGACTAAACCCCCGTCGCACTGTGGTGTGCGCGGGGGTTAGTTCTTTGTCCTGTGCAGTATAGCAGGGGGCGTGACAGTTTGTCAGTTGATTGCGTCGAGGACTTCTGTGAGTAGGTATCCGTTTTTGCCGTCGGCTTGTTCGATGGCGGTGATTTTGCCGCGTTGTGCCCATTGTCTGAGGGTGGCGGGTTGGATGTGGTGGCCCATGCGTTCGAGGCGGTGGGTGATGCTGCGTGCGGTTTGGCGGTGTTCGATTTGGGGGTTGGGGTCTTGCGGGTAGATCTTGACCCTTAGTTCGGTCTCTATGTCTGCGAGGTTGTCTGTGAGGTCTTCGTACCAGCTGAGCTCTTGGAGCTTGTCCTTGTGGCGGTAGAGCCAGGCTGTCCAGTGTCCTTCGGCGTGGACGTTGTATGGGATGACGAGTGTGAGGTCTTCGCTGACGTTGCAGGTGATCTCTTTGAGCCTGGCTTGCACGTCGTTGAGGTAGTCGAGGTCGTGGTCGTTGGTGGGCGATTTGGGACCGCCATGACTCTGGTGTGAGTCGGTTTGACTGTAGCGGGGTGCGCGGAGCGGCTGGTCGTGGATCGCGTCGCGTAGGTGGTTGATGTGTCCGGCCATGCGCCGGAGGGTGTGGGCGAGGGTTTCTGGGGTCATAGTGTCCTTCCGGCGACAGGTGTTTAGTTGTAGGGCTTGTTTGGGGTGATGGAGTGATACAGGAAGTAGTCACTTGCGAATCGCTCTGCACCGGTGCGTGAGAAGCCTTGGGCAATGAGTTGTTTGCGCGTCTCCCCGAGTAGTTCAGCGAGTGGTTTGAACTCTGCTGCGAATTGTTCTTGGCTGCTGAATCCGTGGTCTTCGAGGTTCATGTTGTGCTCCTGGTATGAGTAAAGCCCCGCTATTGTGTGCGGGGCTTGGTGTTTCGTGCGTGGTGGTCGGCTGCGCGGTGGGCGGCTTTCCATGTGCGGAATATGCGGTGGTTGGGCCATCCGACGGGGAGGCTGATAAGGCCGTTACTTTGGTGGACGATCCATATTCTTTTCCCATCTGTGCCGGTGGTGGAGCGGACTTTAATGCGTGGCTTGGTCAGGCTCATGCTTCCTCCAGTGCTTTGCGTGCGGCGCGGACCTGGGCGCCCTCGGCTACCTTCGCGGCGGGAAGCCACGGACCTTCCCATGCCCGGATGGCGGCCAGGAGTCCTGTGGCGGTGAGGATCTGGGGCCACTCACTGAGCTCGCTAAGTAGTGGCTGGATCACCGTGTCCGGGTCGAGTGCCCCGAGTTCCTCCACGGTGTGGATGATGGTTGGGGCGGTTTCCTGCGCCACACTCCAGTGCCGGTTGAGCACTTCCACTGCGCGTTGTTCGTTACTGGTCATGGTTGGTCTCCCGGTTCGTAATGTTCTCCTGCCGATTCCCAGTCAGGCCTGTAGACGGCAGTAGTAGGTATGCCCATCGAACGCCAGGTGGCGATGATGGAGGGGCGATCATCAATAGCCGCCACGATGTTGAAGCCATGCTTCTCAGTGAGGACTTTGTAAATGTCCCGCTTTACTTGCGAGTCTGGCCTACCATCCTTATCCCCGCGCATGAACGGCCCAGAGAATGGGAGCGGGAGGTTCCGCTGTAGCCACTTGTATGTTTCTTCCTCCCACTGGTATTTACGTCCGGTGACGACCACTAACTCCCGTCCCTTTCCCACTTGCTCGCGACACCATTGAATTACTTGCGCGTTCGGTGGGCAGTGAGCGGCTTCGCTGTGGAACGCTGCAAAGTTCTTCGTCTGCCCCGGAGTGGTGATGTGGTGGAGGACGCTAGACACGTCGCATAGCGTGCCGTCTACGTCTACTATCACTGCATCTGTCATGCTTGGTCTCCTTCGAGGATTCGGGTGATCTCGCGGTCCGCGTAAAAGTGCCCGCGTGAAGTTGGGTACCTACGGCACTCATCTCGCAGCGCTCCAATCTCTCCCCGGAGTCGGATGACTTCGGCAGCGAGAACACGGGATTCCGCCGTGAGTTCTGCGATTGGTTGGGACATGCCCTCCGCTATTAGGGTGTGGCTACCGCCGAAGCGGGAGTGGACTACGTTCCACCAGTCATTGCCGTCGTCTATCTCGGCTCGCCAGGTTTCATGAGGGGTCTCGTCTAGCAGGCGTTGCAGTTCTTCATTGCTCGGAACGGTCATGGTTCGTACTCCTCGTTGTCGGCGGTTAGCCACCACTCGTTGGGGCGGCAGTAGGTGGCGGGTTGCCTATGTCCGTACACGTCGGTGTTTCCCTCGATGATGATTTCGCCGTTAGACCACATCCATCGGCAGTCGTGGCCACGTCCTTCGCGCACCTCCGGCTCCAGGCATAGGTGGAGGTAATGCAGGCGGTCGATGTCGCCCTGGGTAATTTCTGCCCACGGTTGCTTTTCCCTCATTTCGGCGAGGTCTTCGCGGATGGCTACGAGTTGCTTTTCGTTGAGCAGGGCAAGGTCTGGCCGTTCGGGGTTCATGGTGTCCTTCCGGCGGGTTTTGGTTGTGTGGGTCAGGCAGCGTTGGTGATGACGAATGCCAGGGCGTCGAGGTCTGTTGTGCTCATGTCGCTCCAGCGGAATAGTTCGCCACTGGGGTCTACGACTTCGACGAGTGGGAGTGCTGTGCGCTCTTCGTCTCGCATGAGTTGGATTTTGTCTGGGTGGTCATCGAGTTGTTCTTCGGTGACGAAGACTCCGAGTTGTTGGAGTTTTCGGGTGGTGGCTCGGCATTTCATGCAGCCGGGTCTGGTGTAGACGGTTGCTGTGTACATGGGTTGTAGCTCCTTTTGATAGATCTGGGTGTGGTTGATAGATCTGAGCGATTTAGCGCCAGGTCATGGTGAAGTTGGTGGTGAGGTATTTGCGGATGGTGGCGCGGATTCGGGTCATGGGTGTTCGCCTTTCTTGGGTGTGAGGTTGTCGGCGCGGTATTCGTCTGGGTCGATCTGGTCTGCGTCCCAGTGAACGTCCGCACCGTCGTAATGGGTGAGGGCGTGTTGGTCGATGTTGTCCGGCAGGCTGTCCTCGGCGCGTTGGATGGCTTCGGTCTCGGTGTCCGCGCGGACGTATTGGGTGTGGGTCACTGTCATGGTGACCGCGTATTCATGCCTGCCCGGTTCGGTGTAGTGCATAGGGTGCGATTTCCTTTCGTTTGTTGATGAGTCTGTGGGCGCCTGCGAGGGCTTTTTCGCGGGTTGGGTAGTCTCCGACGATCTGGCACCGGACCTGTTCTGACAGGCCTGCGTGGCGTGGTTTTAGGTCGGTGTCGGTTAGTAGCCAGCGCTGGCCCACGTGCCAGAGCTTCACGCGGCTCTCACCTCCCCCACCGGACGCCCCAGTTCAGCCGCCACCGCAGCGACCAACGCTTGCTGTCTCGTGCTCTTCCCCTCCAGCGCGTCCAGCACCCGGGTATCGATCGTCCCCGCGGTCACAATCCGAATGATCGTCACCGGATGAGTCTGCCCCTGACGGTTCAACCGCCCGTTCGTCTGCTCATAGAGCTCCAACGACCACGTCGGAGTAAGCCACACGATGATGTGCCCACCGGACTGAAGGTTCAGCCCATGGCCGGCGCTGGCCGGATGGATGTACCCCAAAGGAATCTTCCCCTGCTTCCAGTCCGCCATGTCTCCATCGGTGTCCAGGAGTCTTCCCGAAGGGAACCTGGCCCGCAGACGATCCAGATCGTGCTGGTACCAAAACGCCACCAGCACTGTCTGCCCGTTAGCCTCTTCGATGATCTCGGCGAGTGCATCCAGTTTCGCGTCATGGATGTGCGTCCAGTTGTGTTGCTCGTCGGTGTAGATCGCCCCTCCGGCTAATTGCTGCAGCTTGCCTGCCAACACACCGGAGCTACCGGCGTCGATGATCTCACCCTGGATCTCTGCGACCATCTCGTCTCGCAACTCCTGGTAGGTCTTGGTGGCCTTGGGGTCGAGGTGGACTGTGCGGTCGATGGTGGTCGCGGTCGGCATGTCCAGATGGTCGACGGCCTTCATGCTGATGGTGATGTCGCTGACTGCCTGATGGATGGCTTCTTCCGCTCCGGGCTTGAGCTTCCATTCGTAGACCATGTGCCCGTTGCGCTTACCGGGCGTGAAATAGGTGTCTCGGTAGGTGCTGATGGTTTTACCGAGACGCTTGCCTTCGTCGATGAGTCGGAACGGTGCCCAGATGTCCAGGAGGCTGTTCGGGGCTGGTGTTCCGGTGAGGCCGTAGATGCGGCGGATGCGGTTGCGGTTTTTCTTCAGCACCTTGAAGCGTTTGGCGGTGTGGGATTTGAAGCTGGAGAGTTCGTCGATAATGACGGTGTCGAAGGGCCAGCGTCCTTTGAGTTCGTCGATGAGCCAGGGGAGGTTTTCTCGGTTGATGACCCAGATGTCTGCATCGGTGTGGAGTGCGTGTTGTCGTTGTGTTGGGGTGCCGACCATGACGGACATGGTGAGTTCTTGGAGGTGGTCCCATTTGTGGAGTTCTTCTGGCCAGGTGTCGCGGGCGACTCGTAGTGGGGCGATGATCAGGGGGCGTACCGCGGTGAAGTCGTCGTGGATCATGTGCTTGATGGCGGTGAGGGATATAACACTTTTCCCTAATCCCATATCAAGCAGGAGGGCTGCTTCGGGGTGGGTGCGCATGAAGTTGATGGCGTACTGCTGATATTTGTGTGGCGTGTACTTCATGCTGATTCCCTTTTGAGATCGCCTTTTTCAATGTGGAGTCGAATGTGTTCCGATTGAGTCATCACTTGGAGATTGTCAGGATGGTTGTTTCTGTGATTCCCATCGATATGGTGAACAATTTCTCCTGGACGAAGGGGCCTGCGAAGTTTTTGTTCTGCAACCACTCTGTGGGTGTGTCGTCCAAAGGTTTTTTCGTAAGTCTTTCCTTCTCCTTTCCCTAATCGCGCAGCTCTTAGCTTCGCTCGAACTTCGGGCGTCATGCGGGTCGGATTCAGAATCTTGTTGAGTTCTGGAAGATGCGCTCCCACGCGGGTGAAATTCTTAAGCATCTTGTATCCATCTGGATTGTGCTTCTTCGAGTGCATCTCAGAGAGACACTGCCGGGAGCAAGTGTTGTTGCCTGTGATTTGTGATGGGTAGCGCTGGATGAGTTGTCCGCACCATGCGCAGGGGATGGTTTGTCGGCTATCGGTTTTGTATTTCATTGATGATCTCCGTGATGTGGTTGGGGTTGTCGATGATGCGGACTAGGGCGCCGAGTTCGGTGAGTTGTTGGTGGCGGTGTGTTTGTAGTGGTCGGGGTTTTTGTCCGGGGGCTTTGACTTCGATGAAGGCTGTGTGCCCGCCGGGCATGAGGATGAGTCGGTCGGGCATGCCTGCTGTGCCTGGGCTGGTGAATTTGAGGCATAGTCCGCCGTGTTTGCGTACCTCGCGGGCGAGTTTTTGTTCGATCTTTTGTTCTAATGCCATGAGGTGCTTTCTCAGGGTCGTGGGAACAAACTTGACCCTGTTTTTCGTTAGGTGGCTGAATTAGGCGTTTTGGGCTGTATATGCCCCCTAATCCCCTACTTTTACTTAGTTAGTAAATTCTTTGTTCCGTTTGTTCCAGTAGTAGATTTTCGGGTGATTACGTGCGCTAACGCGCGGAACAAAGTGGTGGAACAAAGATTTGCTTTGTTCCGTTTGTTCCGGGGTGGAACAAAGATTTTTAGGTTTGTTCCACCACTTTGTTCCGTCTGTATCAGAACGGCGCTTCCGTTCGAATTCGTTCGAATATGCGCTGCTTCCCGTAGATCGGGATTCGCCGTAGTTTTCCTGAGTCTTGCCACTCTTCGAGTTGCTGCATGATCGCCGTGATCTCGTGCGAATCCATCTTCCTCATGGCGTCCGGGTCGCGGCCGAAACACTCTGACCAAATTTCGATCTTCGACACGCTGTTGCGTGGGACGAGTTCTTCCCATGACGTATCCGGTTCATTCCAGTTCTCACTCGTCCGCCCTGTGGCCAGGAACATCCGGCGCGCGGTCAGCGGAACCGAATCCCACTTCTGCGGCAGCGGAGTATTCAGGTACTCGGCGACGATGCCGACGCGGTCATCTGCTTCCACGGCTTCCGCCTGGGCCTCTGCTGCTGCCTGGGCTACATCGCCTTCGAGGTAGAGCTTCTCCCCTGCCTTGTCGAAGGCCACGGCCTCGGCCCAGATCTGCTTCAGGTCTTCGTCGGTCAGACTGGTCACTGGGGTGATGCCACCGCCTGTGACGTTGACTGTCCACCACCGGCGGTTACCCGTGGAGTCGCGCAGGAAGCCTTCGGTGGCGTTGGTGGATCCGACGATGATGCCCTGCCTGGGGTGTGATTCGACGGTGCGTCCGTAGGCTGCGCGGTATTTGTCGTCGGTGCGGGAGACGAAGCCCTTCACGGTTTCCGCGTCCATCTTGCGCATGCCGGCGAGCTCGGCGATTTCGGTGATGAGGTTGCCAAGGAGCTTCTCGGCGCCGGTCTTATCCCTCATGTCGGTGATCGTCAGAGTATCGGAGAACCACTGTCCGCCGAGCTTGGCGAAGATCGTGGACTTGCCGATACCTTGCGGTCCGACGAGGGTCAGAACGTGGTCGAATTTCGTGCCGGGGTGGAACGTGCGCCGCACCGCAGCAACCAATGTCTTACGAGTGACAGCACGTACGTAGTCGGTGTCGTCTGCGCCAAGAGTGTCGATGAGTAGTGTGTCCACACGAGGTGTGCCATCCCACGGCGGCAGGGTATTGAAGAAGTCCCGCACGGGGTGAAAGGCGCGTGTGGTGGCTGCGGCCTGGAGCCCGTCGTTCATCTTCGCCGGGCCGTACAGCCCGTGGTAGGTGCGGGAGATGTAGGCGCGGAGTTGGGCGTCGTCGTTTTCTGTCCAGCCGGGTTTGAGTTGGCGCCAGGGCAGCATCGCTGGGTCTTGGACTTCGAGTCGTTCGGCGTGTTCGTTGTAGCTGATGTGGTTGAGTCTGGGGTCGTGGGTGAAGATGAGGATCCAGTTGTGGAGGGTGTCGGTGAAGCTGCCGTCTTTTTTGGTGTTGAGTTCGGCGATCCAGTCATTTGATGTCTCCTTTCCGGCGGATTGTGTATCGGTGTGGTTGTTGCTGGGCGTAGTCGTTGTTCCGGCGGGTAGTTCGTTGAATACTTCGCCCACGATGTTCATTTGCGTGCGCGCGTTCTCCAGGCGCGTGGGCTGATCATCTTCGATCAACTCGGTCATGGCCTCGTAAGACGGCAGGCGGTTGACCGGGGTGGAGTCGTTCACGGCAGCGTCGAGGGCTCCGAAGCGGTGAATGCGGACGAGGTCGAAGGCGTTGACCATCTGCCCTGAGGCAGGGTCGGTGGCGTGTTGGGAGTAGGCGTGGAGTCCTGCGTCGTAGACGACGAGGCCGTTGGCCGAGCTGCCGCCGGTGTAGGTGTACCGGTTTTTCGTCGTGCCCTTCTTGTACTCGGTGGGCAGGAACCTGCTGATCGCGTCGTGGATGTCGTAGGTGCGGTTGAATGCGCCGATGAGCCCGGGCTTGTCCCTTGGGTCTTGGACCTTGCCCCCGGTTTTTTGTTGGTGGTGGATTTCGTGGGGGTCGATGCCGGGCCACGTCGTGGCGTCCGTCCAGTCGGTGTAGCGGTTCAGGTAGTCATCTGGGTTGAGGTCGTTTTTGCCTGTGGATACTTCTGATTGGTACAGCCCATCTAGGGTTTTTGATGGGTGGTACATGAGGCGTTCTGCTTGGAAGGTGGTGGGGTCGAACCATTCCAGGCCGGGGTTGAGGTCTTGGGCGATGCGTCGGGCGATGGCTGAGTATTCGTCTGCGGTGACGTCTCGGGTGAGCCAGATCCATACACGCCAGCGCTGCTCGTCGGCTGTGTGGCTCATGGTGGTGTGTGCCAGCCATGCCACGGGCAGCGCATCTTGCAAAGTGTGCGGGAGGTTAATGTCCGCGGGGAGGTTGTCGATGTCGAGGGTGATGAACGACCTGGCTAGGACGTGGCCTTTTCGCCGTCTGCCGTCCTTGAGGTGTCCTCCAACGAAGCCGCCTACGTCCTTGGCCTTATCCTTGTCCTTTTTCGAGAGGTGGATGTAGTCGTTGTGAGTGATGTCTACGACGGTGGGGTCGTAGGCTGTGGCGGTGAGGTCTTGGATGTTGGTGTAGGTGTTGGTCCATACGGTGGACAGTTTGCTGGGGGCGGTGCTGATCATGAGCTCGCGGTTGCGGGTAGTCATGGTGAACTGTCCTTTTCTCTATAGGGGTTTTTGTTGTTGTGCCCGATCCCTGCCATGACGCGGGGTGTCCACCTGCGTGGAAAATCGGGCTAAAGCGATGGTGTTGTTGGGTTTTAGAAGCCGAGGCCACCAGAGGATGCGGGCTGGTTGCCGATGGCGGAGAAGACGTCTTCGGCCTTCGGTGGCTCTACGCCGAGGCGGTCGCCGTCCTTGACCTTTTGGACGCCGATCAGGGATGCGCCGATGCCCTTATTTCCGCTGTTGGAGTAGGCGTAGAATTCGACGGCCATGTTGACGTAGCAGCCGGAGTACACCTCGTCGGGGTCCAGGACTGGCTGGCGCTGGGCGTTGACCACCATGGGCTGCTTCTTGTTCTTGGCGGCGATGAAGGCGTGTCCGGTGAACTCTTGGCCGCGGGGTTCTCCGCTGTCGTTGGGGGCGTCGCCGTCGCGCAGTGGCGGGTACTTGGTGTGGGTGGGGTCGATGGGCTGGGTGAAGGTGTTGCGGCTGACCCCGTCGTCGACGGCTGCCTTGATCGCTGCGGTGACCGCATTGATGGCGTCTGTGTCGTTCTTGTCGATGAGCAGGGTGGCGCTGTACTTGGCTTCTGCTTGGTCGTTGGGCGCATGTGGGGTGTTGAGGTGTGCGTAGGACAGGCGTCCGTAGACGGTGACGACGCGTGGAGAGAGTGACATGAGGAAGTGTCCTTTCTGGGACGTGGGAAATGGGTGTTTGTTTTTGGGGCTGGTGAATCGTCGCGACCAGCAGCAGGAGAGGGTTAGGCGATCTGGTTGAACACGCTGTCTGGTGTGGCGGTGGTCAGTTCTTGTCGCTTATCCGTGGCCGGCACGAGAGTCGGCTTCCCCTCGGGTTTATCGATGTACTGGCCGAGCGTGTCCTCGAACTGCTTTTTGCCGAGCAGCTTGGTGAGGTCAGTGATGCCGAGCAGGGTGTGCTTGTACGGGTCATGGCCGGCTTCTTCAACGGTCTTGGCCACAGCGTCCTTGTCGGTGAACCGGCGCACGCTTCGGCCTTCGACGAGCTTCAAACCGGTGTACTTGTGCCCGTTGAGCGCCTGCTTCAGGGCGTGGTCTTCGACCTTGCCGAGCCACTTCTTCAGCTGAACACTCATCGCCACGATCTGACTGACCTGCTCATCCGTGAGCGTGTCCGGCTCCGGCTCAGCAGGAACGGCGTCAACCATCGGGACGATGTCGAAGTACTGCTTATGCAGGGCTGGGCAGCGCGGGGAGTGCTTGCAGAAGGTGCACCAGGAGCCAGGGGTCAACGCCCCCTCCCCCGCTGCTGCCTTCGCGGCAATTGGTTCCACCACGTCGCGAGCCCAGTCGATGAGCTCGTCTACTGTTGCTTCGTCGACGCTGATGTTGTTCAGTCGTGGTTGGAAGATGACCATGCGGATCTTGTGAATGTCGTAGATCATGCCGTAGCGCGCTAGGGCGCCGAGGGCATACAAGCGCATCTGCGGGTTGTTCTCCGCGCTTACCTCCACACCCTTGCCGTATTTCAGGTCGATGATGGTCATGGTGTCGTCGCCGACGATGATGGCGTCTCCCGTTCCGAAGCCGTCGGGGACGATGTGGGAGAAGTCGAGTCGTTCTTCGATGGAGCAGAACGCGGCGGGGCTGCCCGCTTTGGTGCGGGCGAGCTCGGCCATGACGTGGTCCGCGTAGGCGTCGGTGTGGTCTTCCATCTCTTCGTCGTGCCAGGGGGATTCTGGTCGGACGGTGGCGGAGCCGAGGAGGGCGCGGAGTTTGTGTTCGGCGAGTTCATGTGCTGCGGTGCCTTGGTCTGCGGCGTCGCTGGTGGTGTCGGGGTAGCGCGTTTCGATCAGTGCGGAGGGGGTGCAGTGTAGCCATCGGTTGGCGCCGGATGCGGACAGGACAGCGTGGTCCCGCTCAGCGTGACCACCATCGCTGTCTTTGTCTTCTTGTTTGACGACCTTGCCAAGGGAGTTGATCTTGTTCGGCGCAAGACGCGTGAGGTTCGGGACATGGCTTTGGTTCAAGCTGATGGATTTTTTGTTGATGCTGAAGATCTTGTAGACCTCCCCTGAAGTGTCCTCTACGTGAGTGAGCGGGGCATCGGTCAGAGTGTTGAGTGCTTGAAGGTTGTCTGGCCAGCCTGCGTCTGGTTTTGGGATTACCGCCTGGTAGGGCATTTATGCTGCCTCCTTTTCTTCCTGGTGACGGGTGATCATGTCCCATGCATCAGCGAACTTTTCCTCTGGGAGTTGGCTGAGGTGGTTGATGTTGAAGTGTGGGAACAGGGTGTCTTGAATCCACTTGGTGTCTTCGTTTTTTGAGATCTCCCGCAGGGCGTTTTGGATCTCGGGCATGGTTGGTGTGTTGGCGGGCGGCGTTGGTTCTGGCTCCGCTTCCGGTTCCGGCGGTGCAGTCTCGCCCGTCTCGCTTTCCTTAGCTGGCGGTGCTTCCACTGCCGGCGCGTCGAGCTTCTCCTGGGGAGCGTCCGGCGGTTCTACTTGGGTGGCGTCGTCGATGGCGTCGTGAATTTTCACGAATCCTTCGATGGTGATAGCGAGGAGGTTGAGGGTAAGTTCTTTGGTGAGCCAATTCATTATGAGATCTCCTTGAGTGCGAGTAGTCGGTGTCCGGCGGGTGTGGGGGTAATCTCGCCGTCTTGGTTCGTGGTGATGTAGCCGTCGAGCTCCAACTCGTGGGTTGCGGATTTGGATACCGGCTTGCCTTGCATGAGCCGGGTGAGGGGTTCTTCTGGGTAGATCATGTGGTCTTTCGAGTCGAGTTCGGCAGGGGTTTTCACTCTGCGGTAGTAGGGCACGTGCTCTAGCTGGCCGTCTTTTTCAAGCTGGCGGCGTACCCGCCCGACAGTGGCTGTTGACAGGCCGGTTTCGACTGCGATCCATTTGTCAGCGACGCGGGTGTACGCGGTGAGCAGTGCGATTAGTCGGGCGCGGAGCTTCGCATGCTTCGGCATGCCGAGAGGGGCCGTTGGCCTCTTCGCCGGGTCGGCCTCTGGGTACGGGTCAATCTGCGGGTGCGGTGTGAAACCTGCTGGCAGGGGGATGATCCGACGCGCTGCCGACGCATGCGCGTGACACATCGTGAAGCCGTACGGCATTTCAGTCAGCACTGGCTCATCACAGTCCCCGTACAAGCACGTGCGCGTGTCTAGACGATGCACCATGCCAACCCCAATCCCATGACGATGCAGAATGCGGCGAGGGTAAGGAGGAATGCCATTTCGTGGCCATGTTGAGGGGCTTGCTCATGCTCGGCGAAGAACCTCACATGACCCTTTTCATCCACCCAGCCGATGATGTTCTTTTCTGCGGATGGCACCACACGATACGGCGCCTCGCCTGCCATGTCCTGCTCCATTTCGCGCATGATCTTGGCGTGCACACTTGGATGCATCGGCGCGTGCCGGCGGGCGAAGATCGGGACGTCTGTATGCCTGCTCATGCTGCTACTCCTTCTGTCCAAGCGTCGAGATCAGTGATCTTGATCCGCCAATGGGCATTGCGGCCCATGCCGCGCTTCGATGCTTTGAGGTCGCCTCGGCGGCATGCTTCGCGGATTGTGTCCGCGTGGATTCCTGTGCGCTGTTGCCCCTCGGTGGGGCTGATGTAGACTTTTTCCATGTCATGCTCCTTTCAGGGATGACGGTTTTGCCCCGTTGCTACTTGCACTAGCGCGGGGCGTTTTTCATTGGGACAAGCGGGGAGGCCGGGCAGCGTTGACCAGCCGGAGAGATCGGCTTCGACCTTTTCAATGCGGTTGACAAGTCCGCGGTCTCGGGCGCTTTGCGAGGGCTCAGAAAACCTCGCGTTGACCCGCCTCCCCTTGTGGCTTCGGAAGGAATCGAACCTTCCCCTTGTGTCATCCGGCCAGCGTCCGTTAGATCGCGCTGGTCAGCATCGGCACAAGCTACGTACCTTTTGAAGCCTTGGGTATTTATATGCGCGCTGGGCGTTACCTCGTCCCGGTTTGCACCCGGGGCGGTGTGGCCGCATGTCACCCGCGTCATCGCAATCTGCTCACCATGCTCGACGGTCACCATGCGCCGTATCTCACCAGCGCTGTGCTCTATTCATTTCTCATATATCGCGGCCACGAAGGCCTTGTGCCTGGGCGCGGAATCGAACCGCACGAAAACCATTCAGGCTTGCCGCTTACGCGGGCTTGATGAGCTCTGCCCCCTTCTGCAAATTGCAGATGACGTGCACTGGGCGCAGATTCTCTGGATGAGTACGTCCCCCGTGTACCGTCGCGATCATGTGATCCATGCACACGGACTGCCGGTCATCCCAATCGAGCGGTTCTCCGCAGAGGTAGCAATCGGAGTACTTCTCCATCTGCTTCCACACCTCAGCCATTCCGTACTTCCTTGACTCGTAAGCTCGCTGCTTACATTGGGGGGAGCAATACTTACGTGGCCTTCCTGTTGACGAGGGAGGAAGTTCGTTCTTGCACCAAATGCACTTCATTTTCTTCTCCTGTGACGAAACTTGTGACGAAACTTGCAGGTACCCTAGGTACCCCGGTTGTGACGAAACCTGACGAAACTTTTGGTTAAGCTCGTCCCACCTTCCCCGTGAGACGAACTTTCAGCTACTCAGTGTGGTTCACTTCCAGTAGCGCAACTCGCGCTAGTTGGGAGGTGAAAAATTATGTTGGAACTTCGATATGACGGTCAGTCGTTTCCCCTTGAGGACAGAGGAAATGCTGGCTGGCTCGCGCAGATTGATAACGGCATCTACCCCGGAGTGACTCTGGTCAAGACTCGGATTGGGGCAGTCCGTGTCAACCTGTCTGAATCAGTCCCATTCGCGGTCATTGACTCGCCCGAGACGGGCAGTGGCGATGCGCTCCCACGCGGCGTCGCTGGGACTCCTCGTCTCGGAACGGACCAGTTCTAGTCCCGCTTGGCTTGCGACCTTTTCGCACACACTGAGCAGGATGTAGCGGTCGGCATCGTCCAGGTAGTCTGCGGCTTCTGCTGCTGTGCCCTTGTAGACAAGGGCATGCTTGAACTCCTGGAGGGTGTCGGCTGCATCCCTTGCTGCAGCGCCGTTGTGTACTGCTTCGGCGCGCTTGCCTGTGATGGGCCGACCGTCCTGCGGATCGTCAGCTTCCTGATCCATCACTTCATATAGGAGAGCCTGAACTGCATTGAGCTTCTTCTTCGCCGCGAGGGCCTTCTCCTGCACGTCCTTTAGGGTGTAGCTGCCCTGAATCACGCGGTCATTATGGTTTTGATTGGTCATTTCCATCTCCTTAATCTGCTGGGTTGAGCTGGGTTTGGGTGCCGCCCCACTGCTTAACTGCGGCGGCGACGCGCTCTGCGCCCATTGGGGTGAGCTTCAAGGCTTGCTGAACTTCCCCACCGATCCGTGGCGCGTCATGGCATGGCACGAGGCGGAAGAGGTGCTTCTTATCTGCGTACGCCCGGTACTGATTGACGGTGACGATGCGGTTTTTCTTGTTTGACCAACGCTTACCTGCCATGCGGTAGATCCACTTCTTCGAGATCAACAGCTCACGTAGGGCCTGTTCTCCGATGTTGAGCTGGTTCGCAACGGTGCGGAACTGGATCAAGTCCTCGTCCGCCACGTAGGTGTCGACGTATGCGGCTTTCGGGATCATTGCGAGGTTCTCGGCCTCAAGGCGCTGAATCTTCTGATACGAAACTTGAATCGCGCGCTGGATCAACTTCGCCTCGTCCAACTCAGTGAGGTTCTCGCCCTTGGCGCGCTTCTCACATTCGATGAAGTACTGGCGTGCTTGCTTGCCCTTCTCGGTGCGCTGAATCATCGACAGTTCCTTCGCCATGTCCAGGGTGAGGATGTGATCCTGACGCGGACGGCCTGGCCCCTGAATATTCCCCGAAATTGGGGAAAAGTCCTGACCTGCAACGAAGCCGTAGGCCGTCATGTCGTTGAACCAAGTGGAGTAGTCCTTGCCGATTCCGAGGAAGCTGTGTAGGTCGCGCCCGAGTACAGCCTGACGGCCGTCGTTTTGGTCTTGGATGGGAATTAACTCGCTCATGGTGTAGCCTTTCCTTAGTTAGTGTTTTTGTTGAGCCCCGTTGGCGCGGGGCTCATTTTTTTATGCCGCGTTGTCGTAGATCGGGTCGAAGTATCCGATGATGTAGTCCTCGTCGCCCTGTAGTGCGCTGACTTTGAGCGCTAGGCGGGCGCTGACTAGTGCTCCTGCTCGGACGCGCTGCAGGTCCTCTTCTTTGATTCCGATGGCTGCTGCCAGCTGGGAGTCGGTGGTGAGGTTCCGTGACCGCATGATGTGGTCAAGGGCGCCTTCGCGGAAGCGGTAACGCGGTGCTTGAGTGGCAATCACGTTGGCCTCCTTTGGTTGTTCTGTGCCCCGCTCTTGCGGCGCTGATACGAGTATGCACCGTGCGGTACCGAATGACAACACTTAAATTTCAATTACCCCTTTGCGTCACCCCCGCTACATCAATTCACCTGCACACATTGCGACTGATACCAAAACGCATTACTGTCCATTGCATGGAACATAACGAATGGATCGACCGGCTCATAGCGCAAGATTCCTACCGAACTGCAGCAGGACGAATCGGAACGAATGGATCTACCATCACCCGCCAACTACAACGCGGCGCCCTCTCTCCCGAGATGGTTATCGCGCTCTGCCGTGCTTACGATCACCCCGCGGTCGAAGGCCTCGTAGAGACCGGCTACCTCTACCCACACGAGGTGGAAACCCCCGGCGTGAACCTCGTACTCCCTAAGGCCACAAACCGCCAGTTGCTCGAGGAGATTAACCGGCGCTCCGACCCTGAGGCTCGCCACCTATTCACCGCCACGGATGACCATGACGTGGTGGATCTGGACGAGGACGCTGCAGTGTTCGAATTTCCCGGCAAGCCTGTCTCGCCTGTGTGGGATGGTGACGGTATGCCGCCGGATGCGGTGGCGGACGATAGTGAGGAAGTGGGTGGCACGCTCGATGACTTCGAACGATAAAAGCACCTGAAACCCATTTCCCCACTCCCCAAAACCCACCAACAGAGGTAAGGTATGAACCATGACAACAATGAACCCCAGCACCAAGCGCCGGGCGTTCCTGACAGGAATCGGCAGCATCCTGGATCTGAAGGGCGCGGCGACGTACCAACGCGTCCAGAACCTCATGCCCCCACCGGCGCCCCGCAGAACCTTCCAACAGGTGAGCCGCTCTACGGGACAGCAGTTCCAGCAAGCGTTAGCTTCAGCGCACAGCTCGTCCAACAACAGCTAAACCAGAACTACCCAGACCCCGACACCTCAGCAGACCTCCGCAAAAAAGCCCCTGAGGTGTATGAGGCATGGTTACAAACCACACGCGAAACCATCGAGACTGACAACTATGTTCGCAGGGCCGAAGTTGATAACCCTCGCAAGATGGCCACACGCGGACTCATTGTCGGAGCAATCGTCGTACTAGCCCTTTTCGCCCTAGCTGCTTACGCCACTTACCTGCACCAGCAGTGGCTAGCAGGGTTTCTCGTCACCATCGACGTAGTACTTCTTGCCAGTATCTTCACTGGTAACAATCCCCAGAAGAACGGCGGCGACGGCGGTGGTTCGTGACCTCGATCCATGATCTGCAGGACATGGCCCACCTCCTGGGCGTGACCCTCACCCACCACGATGAGGGGAAGAAGGGCTGGTACTCCCCTAGTCTCCGCACGATTTCCACCCGCCGTGGCATGGCGGTGTGGGATTATAAGTCCACGCTGGCCCACGAAATCGGACATGCGATGTACCGCGACGAGCGCACATTGAATGGACATTTCGATCAGCGTCAAGAAACAAGAGCGGACAGGTTCGCCGCGAAACTGTTGATCAGCGAAGCTGATCTGCTGCACCTCGCACCGTGGCACGGTAACGATCTGAACAGCCTCGCCCTCGATCTCGAAGTAACCCCTAAGCTCCTCAACATCTACCTGCAGCAGCACCCCGACCTCCTGAAAGAAGACGCAGCATGAACACCCGCAAAACCCTCCTCGCCCTCGCGGCCATTCCTGTCCTAGCCCTCGGTGCGTGCGGGCAGGAAACTGAAACCGAACCTGCTCCAAGCGGCCTTCCGCAGTCAGAATCACCCGCCCAGAATGCAGTGAAGCCACTGAAACTGGGTGAAGAGATCACCATTAAGAACTGCAACGGGGGCGCTCCATGCGAGGTCAAAGTGACCTTCGATGACATCAAGCTAACTAAGACGTGCCCCCATGGAGTTTCTTACTCAGACATGGAAGCCATGGATCCCGAAGAGACGCAATATCTCACTGTCTCCGGGAAGTTCGAAGTTGTGAGCAGCGCAAGTAATTTCAGTCTTGGAGAACCTGACTTCCAGGGTGTCACCAAAGATGGTGTGGCTGCCGAGCCGGGGATTGCATATGACTGCGACGACCTCGGGGTCGACCAAAGCCTAGACAATCCCGTCGATCCTGGCCTTACCCGCAAGGGTGAGCTGACCATGGCGGTTAAGCCAGGTCTGGAAAAGCTCCGGTTCTCTACTATGTGGGACGAGAATACGTATGAATTCGATATGTCGAAGTTGAATCTAGAAGACGGATCTGGCGAGGTGCCGGGATACGCGATGGACCAGACTGAGCCGGAGCAGCAGGTTCCACCTCAGGTTGAAACGCAACAGCCAGATTCGGTGTTCAACTCACCAGGCGATGGGTATCAGTGTCCAGGCACTGATGCGTTTGTCGATAATCCGGCTGATTGTACTTCGCAGAACCTCGGCGGCGATCCTGCTTACGACGAGATGTATCCGGGCGGCTACCCCCAGCAGCCGTCTCCTCAGCAGCCCTCCCCCTGGGTTCAAGGGCAGATCGACTGGAACAACTGCATCCAGGGCGGGAACACACCAGATGAGTGCGCCGAAATGCTGAACTAACGAAAAGAAGCCCCTCCTAGCCGTTGCGTGGCTAAGAGGGGCAAATGTGTTCCTAGACGTAGAAACAGGACAAGTGTAACCAACATGGCTTCCATCAAGAAGTATAAGACCGCCAAGGGCACGGCGTGGCGAGTGCAGTACCGCTCTCCGGACGGGAAGAGCCGGACGAAGCAGGGCTTCAAAACCAAAGACGCGGCCAGCGCTTGGGCCAACCGGAACGCTGTCATGGTGCGCGAGGGTGAGTGGATCGATCCGGCGTTGCGGAAACTCACTGTGGGTGAGCTTGGTGCGCGGTGGCTGGCGAACCAGACGCATTTGAAGCCTTCCACGCTGCGCACGACGGAGCAGGCGTGGCGCGTGCATGTTCAGCCACAGTGGGCGCATTGGCAGATCGGGGCTGTGAAGCCCTCTGACGTACAAACGTGGGTGTCTGGCATCGATAGAGCTGGGGCTACCGTGCGGCGCGCACACGCGTGCTTGGCACAAATCCTCGATGTGGCTGTGATGGATGGGATGCTCAAATCGAACCCGGCGCGCGGGGTGACTTTGCCACGTAAGGCGAAGGCGAAGCATGTGTATTTGACCGCGGGTCAGGTGAAGATGCTGGCGGATGAATGTAGTAGCAATGGTGAGCTAGTGTGGCTACTGGCTACCACGGGGCTGCGGTGGGGCGAGGCCGCTGCTTTGCGTGTGGAGGATGTGGATTTTCTGCGGAGGCGTATCCGTGTGGAGCGCGCGGCGGTGACCGTCGGCTCGGATGTGCATGTGGGCACCCCGAAAACGCACGAGAAGCGGTCTGTGGCCGTCCCGGCGTTCGTTCTCGACAAGTTATCCCCATTGTGTGCCGGGAAGCTCCCAGGCGCGCTGCTGTGGACGGCGCGGGATGGGGATTTTATGAAGGTTCCGAATCATCACACGTGGTATTACTACGCGCTAGATCGTGTGCGCCGGCGCGAGCTGGAGTTTCCTCGGGTCAATATTCACGGTCTGCGGCATGTGGCAGCGGGGCTGTTGGTCTCTCAGGGGGCGAATGTGAAAGTTGTGCAGCGTCAGTTGGGACATGCGAATGCGTCCATGACCCTCGATGTTTACGCGGATTTATTCGAGGGCGATCTGGACGCGGTAGGGGCGTCGATGGATGAGGCTTTTCGTGGAGTTGTCTGA